TGACCAGGACAGCGACAAGGAGGATGTGAAAATCCGCGAATGCGACAACCCAAAAATGGTTCAGTTCTTTATGATGGCCTTCTATGGTGTTGGTTTCGATACTCTTGACAAGAGGTTTATGAAAGTAATGAAATACTCAGTTTAATATCTGGAATATGATTTTTGAAAATCTGACATGGCCGGCCGGGAAAGTAAACCCGTCCGGCATTAAAACCAAGGTCTATTTTATTGACAAGAACTTCATTAAAACATGGCCTGCCGTTGCTCCTGCTCCTGCCACAGCTCTTGCTAACGTAACGTTAGCAGGTGATTTTGAACTGGTAGTTGGTAAAATGTGGAACGAGCTTTACACGACCCAGGGAAAGGGGAAAGTAGATTTTGAACCAATTGGCGAAAAGGATTGTAAAATGTTCAACAATAAAGGGACGTTCAAGTTTCCTGATATCAGTAACGAGGCCAAAAGCCTGGCGAAATCTGCTATCAACTCGAATGTGATTTTTGTTGTTCCGCTTCCTCACGAAACCGAAAAACGCTTTATCGTACTTGGTGACGAGAACTACGACCTGGAAGTAACGATCAAAGGTGATTCAGGTGATGCTCCTGGTTCCGCAAAAGGAATTACGATCGAGGTAACAGCCCCGGCAACTACACCGCTTCCAAATTATACCGGAGCTTTGGTAACAGCAGCAGGGTCGCTTGATTGCGAAACCGGCGTATTTACCCCCATCCCATAATCTATTAATGAATAAAACAAAGCCGGGGCCAACACTCCGGTTTTGTTTTTAAAACTGTGATTATGACACCACATGAAGAAATAAAAGATTGGCTGGAGTCTGAAAAGAAGGATTTTGAAGCCGGTTATATCTTGTTTGTCCGATTCTCCCACAACCGGGCGCTGGCATTGTACCTGGCACGGAAACACGATTTATTGAAGCTAACGTATGAGCTTCAAAAGATCAGCGACCGTCCCACACTGAAGGATGCTCCTGTTATGCCTATTGGTCCGGTACTGAAGATGGTTAAATCATCCGGAGAGAAAGCAAACGGAATTACCGATGCCGGCAATGTAATCGACAATGCAGAGCAGAAGGTCCGAATCATCAAGGATGGCAAAGTTCAGTATGATGATCTTCCGGAAGAGCTTAAAAAGCTGTATGATGAAAATACAGCCAGTTACAAAAACATGCGCACGCTCCACGAACAAATGAAGCTTGCTTCAACTGACGAGGAACGGGCAGAAAAACGGGCTATCATCGATACGCTTGATGATGGTATCTCCGGCAACTGGAAGATCATTGATGACTGGGCTGCAGGGAAAATAACGGCTGATGATTTAGTCGCTGCAACCGGAGAGCAGGAAGAGTATAAACAGATCAACGCTGCAAGGACCTACCTATCGCGCAATATATCTAAGATGGAAACATTGAAAGATGAGAAGCACGAAAAGATGAAGCTTGATCTTCGCACCAGGGTAACGTTCCTGTGGTCGAAGAAAGCGGATATCAGTCTTGAAACGCTGGTTAAACTGGCCAAACATGGCGTCATCGACGAAACTGAATTGGGTTAACGGCATTGCCCCGTTCTTATCAAATCAAATTCAATTTCAGGATGTATTTGATTTTATGTTGGATGACTGCGGAAGAGCTGATAAAATGGTTATCAGCTCTTTTGCTATTTCAGAGGCTCTGGTTCGCAGGATCATCCGAAACCGGCACCGGATTGATCACCTGACATTATACCTGGACTTCACCATTGCCAGCCGTAATCCGCGAATGACCATGTTTGCAGCAAAAAATGTTGATGAGCTTTACCTGACTAATAATCACAGTAAAACGATTTACACTTCAGGAAACGGGAAAGAGTACCTGGCGGTAATATCAAACAATGCAACCAATAATCACCGGTACGAATGTGGACTGGTGATCAGTTCCAGGGAAGTGATCAGCCACTTCAGGGAACAATATAATCAGATGAAAAACGACAGTGTTAAGTGGGATGGATAAAGAACTATTGGAGAAGGTTGAAGAGTATGCGTCGCTGTTTTTCACAGTTGACGAAATCTCATTGATAGTTGATCTGAGCCCGTCAGACTTTCGGCGTGAAGTGCGTTACGGCAAAAGTGACCTTGCCAAAGCATATCACCGGGGTAAGCTCAAAACAATGATAGAGATCAGACGGCTAACAGTTGAGTTTGCAAAAAAAGGGAGTCCACAGGCTGAAGCCTTTGTAAAGGATTACATCGAAAAACAGGAAGAAAATGAGTAGAAAGGCGAATCTCGATAAGTTTCATGATGTGCTGTTCAAAGATTTTGATGAACAGCAGCATCTTACGCTGGTTGAACGCGAACAGCTGAAGCGTTATCGGGCTGCCTATGCTCAATCACTCGAAAACCCATCAATCACAGATACAAAACTGCGTGATTACCTGATGAATGAATATGGCATATCGCAAACTCAGGCCTATTACGATATCGCAAATATCAGGATCCTGCTCGGAAATGTGCGCAATGCCGGAAAAAATTGGGTCCGGTACCTGGTAAACGAAACGCTCAAAGAAGCCATTGAAGCCTGCAGGACAAAAAAGAAGTGGAAAGAGGTAATACTTGCAACTAATGTTTTAGGCAAATACAATAAACTCGATAAAGATGATGCAACGGAATATCCCTGGGAGGATATTCTTCCGATCCCTATTGAGCCAACCAATGACGTGACGGTACTAAAGGTAAAACCACTTGCCAATAAAGAAGAGGAAATCCGAAAGATGTACGAAAAGTACAAAGGCGAAATAGATATTGAAGACATTGGTTATGAAGAGGTAGAAAATGAGCGAAACGATTGATAAAAAGAAAATATACTTTTCCGATCCGCAGCTGGAGTTTCGCTATACAGCAGCTCACACCAGTGTTGTGGTTGCTGGTCGTCGATTTGGAAAAACTCACGGCTTAGCAGCTCCCTGGCTTTTACGGAATGTGCAATATATGCCCCGTGCTGCAGGAGCTATTGTCGGTTCCACTTTTCAGCAGATCCTTACCCGAACACTTCCGGGAACATTGACAGCTCTTGAAGATATGGGGTTTTACCGTAACGTCCATTATTTTGTCGGAAGGAAACCGCCTATAACTGCAGGATTTAAGAAACCTGTCCGGGAACCGGTTTCCTTTGATCATGTTATAAGTTGGTATAACGGATCTGTTCAATATTTGATTTCCCAGGATATTCCCGGATCATCCAACTCACTCACGCTTCAGTACGTAATGGGTGATGAAGCAAAGTTCCTGAATTTCGATAAATTGAAAGATGAGACTTTTCCGGCAAATGGTGGATTTAAAGGATCATGGGCAAATTGCCCCTGGCTAAACTCAATGCTTTTCATCTCAGACATGCCAACTACCAAGAAAGGATCATGGTTCCTGAATTATGCTGATAAGATGGACCCTGAGTTAATCAATATGATTCAATCCCTGGTAAAAGAGATTTTCAGGCTAAAATCACAAATACAAAATACCTACACGGTTCGAATGATCCGGGAATATCAGCTGAAGCTCGCGCAGTTCCGCAGCATTGCTGTTTATTACCGTGAATGGTCATCCATCGAAAATATTGAACTATTAGGCAAGAAGTATATTCAACAGATGAAGCGGGACCTTCCACCACTTGTTTTTCAAACATCTATCCTTTGCATCCGCCCGGGGAAGCTGAAGGACGGGTTTTACCCTGCATTGTCCGAAACAAGGCATATGTATTCAGCTTACGATAACTCATACCTGCTCAATCTTGATTATGATTTAGATAAGATTAAAGAACCCGACTGCCGGCAGGATGGAGACTTAGATCTGGATGATCCTATCAGGGTTGCATTCGATTATAACTCTGATATCAATTGGCTCGTATGTGGACAGCCTTCATGGTCTAAGGCAAAAGTAATCAAATCATTCTATGTGAAGTATGAGCGTAAGTTGCGTGAGGTTGTTGATGACTTCTGCAAATACTACCGTTTTCATCATTCCAAAGAGGTTGTCTATTACTATGACAATACAGCACTGGGCAGTAACTATGCCGTAAGTGATGAGGATTTTGCTTCTGTTATCTGCTCACAGTTCGAGAAGAACAGATGGACAGTGAACAGGCAGCACATAGGCAACCCATTACGCCACAATGAAAAGTACCTGATCTTTGACCAGGCATTCAAAGGACAGAAGTACCTGATGCCTCAAATCAATCAGCCAAACAATGAAGCCCTTGTATTAGGGTTACAACATGCAGGTGTTAGGATTGGATCACACGGCTTTCAGAAGGATAAGTCTGAGGAGAAGAACAAAGAGACAGAAGAAAGCCTGTTGGAACATCGCACAGATGGCACTGATGCCTTTGATACCCTAATGATAGGCATGATGCTGTATCCGGTGAAGGGCAGCGTTGGTGGTGGGTTGGGTAGTTCTTGGATATAGATAATCATCAATGGTAATTACTTCCACCTTTTTCTTACTTTTGCCAAACGACACAATATGATTTATAATGCAGCAGAACAGTATGCCATACTGGGCTGTGAGCATGGGTGAAAGTCCCTCGCTACTGTTTTTGCTGCGAAGCAATCTGTTGTGTCGTACCACACAGCCCTTCTTTTATACGACACAACATGAGTAAGTTCCAATTGATCTATGAAATTGAAGCTGATGACATCAAGCAAGTTATTGCCATCGCTCTCCAGTCCTATGACCTCACAGGAATCGAACCCACCCGAATCATAACAGAAACGGAATCTATTGCATGGGTAAGACAGGAGATGATCAAGGCCATCACTAAGTAATCCATCACCATTTATCTATCGGCATTGCATACGTCATGTAATTACATGCGTGCGCACCATCTCCTGTACGGCGCGTCCTGTTTAGAATCATTCTAAACACTCGGGCATATACCGTAAAATTATGTAAAAAATAATGACATTTCCACGCAGGGCGGGGCGGGGTCTTCTGACGGAAAAGGGGGAAACCTTCCCCCTTTGACCTCCTTTTTAAATCTGAATATCTGAATATTAGATTTTAATTCATTGAAATACTTTGATACCGGCTTAAAATATTTTTTTCGGTCAAAAAACGAAGCTATCAGAAAGCGACCTTTGAATTATTTTGATGCCGGTAATCATTTTTTCACAAAAATAAATTTTGCTTTATCCTGCGAAACCACACCGCAAAACCACATCATAAAAACATATAACATGTTGAATGATAGGTTTATAGATCAAATAAATATTTGCGTATGTCGTTTAATAGTAGTACTTTTAGGAAGAGTTAAGAGGGTAACCACTTAACTCTAAAGACAAATTTTACTCATTTTAAATTTTAAACGATGGTACAGAAAAAAGAAACTACCTTGGTAAAGGTAGAAGGGGGCAAGAATGCCCAGGAATTTACACAGGCAACCATTTCCGAGATGGTGAACCCAACCGCCCAGGAGCAACCCGAAAGCGTTGAAGAACTAAAAACACAGGTTCTTGAATTGAAAAAACGGCTTTTAGCCATTCCCCAAAATCTTGATGATCGAATCAAGTACTTTAATGAGAAAAAGGATTTAATCCGACGTCTGGCAATATTAAACGCCAATACCGAAGCATTGGAAGTACACACCCAAAAATTACATGAGATTGCAGAAATCAACGATTTTGAAACGGAAGATTATTCTTTAACGGTAGAGGGTGGAACAGGCTCATACAGGAAAGCAAACATTTTTCTGTTGAAAAACCCTGTTATTATTGGTGAGGTTATAGCCTTTATGATGGGAAGGATTGACGTTAAGCGGTTAGAACTGGCCGCACAAATAGAAGCATAAAAAAAAGGGGGTTGCACTCCTGCAGCCCCCTAAGACAAATTTTACCACTCAATAAATTAAGCGATGAACAAAGATAGTAAAAAAGAACAATACAAGGCAAACCGCACCGCCTTGATTCAGATTTCAGCAGGTTTAAGGGTATTAGTTAAAGCGGGAGAACTCGACAGCGTGAACGAAGGATTAAAAGAAATTTACGAAAAGTCAGATTCCAACATTGAAGAGTTTAGAACTTTTTGGCAATGGAAGGATGAAGGTTATACAATCAATAAAGGTTCAAAAGCATTTCTAATCTGGGGACAACCGCGCAAAGGTTCACAAATAGCCGAAGGAAGCGACGAGCCGGAAGATTATAAATATTGGCCGCTTTGTTACCTCTTCGCAAATACGCAAGTATTCAGACCGGAAAAGGAGAAGCAACCCGAGCAGGAGCAACCACGCCACCAACGCACAACCGCCCCGATTTTTGACGAATCAATGATTTAACTATTAACTTTTTAAATATCACATTATGAAACTTTTAAAAGATTTTCAAATTGCAGAAGTGAAAATGAGTTATAACCCTAAAATAGATATTAAGACAGCGCCCACAATTTCAGGAAGTAATTTTGCCTCCCGATGTTTAGCGGAAAGCTGGGAGGACCTTGAATATATTGAACGATTCAAAATCATGCTATTAAACAGGGCAAACAAGGTAAAAGGAATTATTACTATTTCAATTGGAGGTACTACCGGATGTGTCGTTGATGTAAAAATAGTTTTGCAGGCTGCAATACTTTCAAATTCAAATAGTATTATAATTGCCCACAACCACCCATCCGGAAACCTAAACCCGAGTGACGCAGATATTAAAATCACCCGATCAATAAAAGAAGCATGTAAATTTCAGGATATTAGCCTGTTAGATCATATGATTATTACAGCAGACGGATTTTATTCTTTTGCCGATGAAGGTTTATTATAAAGGCTGATTTGTTTGTAATTACGCTGTGCGGATGGCTTATGCCTGATCCGCCGCGCCTGGAAGCGGAATTCCGCGATGCTCCGTCCATATATGGCCGGATTTTTTGTGTCCAAAAAACTGTACTTCGTTCAGGTCGCTCTATCGTGTTTGTTTATTTTATTTTTGCCAGCTTTCCAATCTTTACAAAAAGGCACCAAAGGATTACTCTTTAAACATGTTCTTAAACATACAAAATAAATGTGCAAAATGTTGCACATTTAAAATAGATAGTATATCTTTGAGACATACAATTTAACAGAGCGGGACAGCTCTATAATCTCTGCACAATGATTATGAAAACAATTACAAAAACAGCAACGGTAACAACAGAAAGAGGAACAGTAGTAAACATGACTACTACAACGACCAGGGGTTTTGAAATGGTAAACGAAGAGTTATTTAATGATGGGTATAACTCAACTGTTAAAAAAGCACAGGTAACCGAAAAAACAGAAACTATTTTGACAATAAAAGGAGTTGAATACAATGGATATTTCAGCGTTCTTTCGGCAAGAGAGCAAAAGGAAAAAGGTGTTTACTGCATTTTTTATGCCAAACAAAATTGTGGCTTTAGCCAGGTTGTATATGATATTTTAAATACAGCAATTGCAGGGGCAAAAGCAGAAGCCGAAACAGATCAAAGCTGGATTGACTATCGCGTTCGCCTGGCAGTAGCGGAAGCCGAAGAAATTGAATATTACAAAAATTACAACAAGGTTAGCAATGCAATGACATTAAATGGACACTCTTATTAATCTAAACATCCAAACACCATGAATCAGCAAGAAATCATAAACAAATTAAAGCACCTACCCGATGATAAAATCGGGGATGGTGTTTACATCGCCTACCAATGGACGGACAAGAAGCTAACACGACTATATTTGGGGACAAAGCAATGCGGGCCAATGTTACAATTCGACATCTACAAACATGAAACTTACGGAACGGGTGTAGATATTACAATCGCTGAAACCGTCACACCGGTAATGTATGGTACTCATTACGATGGAGAAAAAGAGCGTTATTTTTTAGCGGGGGCTTGGACTAATCTTTATAGCCGTGGTAATTTTAGAAACAATTACGCCTGTGGCGGTAATTGGTCTGGACATACAAAAAACCTACTAAGCCCTTCGTGGGAACACAAAGATAAATCCAGTGAGCTGTTTATAGTCGACAAGGATGTGATAGTTTTACCTAAAGGGATAGTTGGCAATACCCAACAGATTGAAATGGATTGTTCTGGCGCATGGTCTATATTTTATGACTCAGCAAGAGAGGCATTAATCAATCGCCTACCTGTTAATAAACTCAAATCGTCGCAACTACCCGAACTTACTAAAGCCCATCTGCTAAAAAATGAAACTCCCGATGTGCTTGATCATCTCATGGACGTAATTGAGGCATATAATCTATAAAAATGGTAAATCGAAAACGCGCAATAATGCCAAAGCCATCAATTCGTATCCTTCAATTTATCCAGTTATTATCATCCGCTGACATGGTATCGAAAGAAGAGATAAAAGAGAAACTATCGATTCAAAATAGCGCTTTTTATAAACACCTGGCTGAAATCAGAGAATTGTTTTCGATCGAATTTGTTGGCAGTATTGGCGGAAACGCCTATTATCAGATTGATAAAAAAACAGTTGCAAATTATTTCAACATAAAAATAAAATCAGAATGACAGTAAACACATCACCCGAATACCTTCTTCAAGTCCGAAAACTTTACGGCTCCTGGATCAAGCAAATCCGCGAAGAAAAAGGACAAACACAGCAGCAGATGGCCGATGAAATTGGCATGAGCCGTTCAACGATTTCAAAAATAGAAGATGGGAAATGGAACTTTGGAATTGATACCCTAACAATATTCGCTCAACATCTTGATTTCTTTTTGTTCTTTCTGGAGAAAGATAGTAATGATGAACTGGCTGCGCAGATGCGCGATCGGTGGAAAAGAGCTCATGATGAGAATTGACAACAAAAGCCTGGTTATTTGCCAGGCTTTTGTTTTTCTGTTAAATTTGCAGAACAAAACTTATAATCAAATTTATTATGAAAAAACTATTTTTTATTTGCGTTATGCTTGTTGCATTTGTCACAGTACAAGGTCAAACTCAAAAGACTAAATCGCTTCTTGCTGAAATTGAAGGTCAATGGAGTGTTGATGAGAACAAGGATCTGACTTACCAAAAAATTGTAGAGTTGCCTGGAATTAATAAAGATTTACTTTACCAGCGATCTGAAAACTATTTTATTTATAACTATGGCAGTGGAAAAGATGTTATTCAGACAAAGGATAAAGAACAAGGTCTGATAATTGGCAAAGGATTCTGGCCTGATGTTTATGTTGGAATAACATTCGGCAGTATGACTTATAGCGCAAATCATATATTGCGTGTTGATCTTAAAGATGAAAAAGCAAGGATAACTCTAACTGTTCAAAAATATGATGTGGAGTATCGTGACGGGAAAACAGTAAGTGAATTTACATATCCTTTAAGTAGTACATTCCCAATAAACGCCGAATCAAAATCTAAAACAATGGAGGGTAAAGCATTTTGCGCTTTACACCTTAAATGCTACAGTTCGATGGATGCACTAATTAACAGTCTTAAAAACGACGTGATCCAAACTACTAAAAGCAACATCTGGTAACCTACATTTCGTTTATATCATGCAAAACCGGACTTAGTTCCGGTTTTTTTGTCCTTTAACCTCCCCCTCTCCCCGCTTATCTTGCAATAAAAATAGATAAGCTATGCTGCACATTTCACAATTACACAAAGTAGTAGAACTCGGGGAATTCTCCATCAAATTCGTTGAGAAAAGCGGCGCCATTATCCATGGTCCGCGCTGTATCTGCACTTCGTTTCACTCTGCAGGCCGGACAATGAATCTGAAGTTTTGCGACAGTGAAGAGATCCGCAAAGTGCGCCGGCTTTCGGTCGTTGAGTTTAATGGAGAGGAGGTTACGTTATGAGTGATAATTTTATTGAAATCGGCGGTATAACCTACCTCCCCGAAGCGAAGGCTATCATAGCGATGGAATCGAGCCGTGAAATGTTTTCAGAAGCAACCGACCTGAAGCCAGTATCAGTTGATGGCTATACAATTTCTCCCTGGGGAGCAACAAACGATATGCCACAGCTCATTATTGAAAAAGCCAAAAAGAGCGAAATTGTACAATCGAATCTGTTGTTTAATATCCAATCTGGTTACGGACAGGGTATCAAACCCATGCGCAGGATTATTGAAGGGAAGAAACTCGTGGGTTATGAGGAGATCTATGAAGGCGAAGTAGTTGATTTCTTTGCACAAAACGATATCAACGGTTTCTTCCTGGAGCAACTATCCGACATGCATTACTTCTACAATGTTTTCCCGGAGATCATCCTGAGTGGTAATAAACGCAAAATCGTTTCACTCCGGAGCAAGGAGGCCGCCTTCTCCAGATGGGGAGTAATGGATTCTAAAAAAGGATGCATCACAAAGCACTACTATTCTGCAAAATGGAACGATGGAGCAAATAAAACGACGATTGAGGAGTCAGATGTTCTGAATAATTATAACCCATACCAGGATCTTGTATCACGGATAAGTACCGGCAGTTATTCCAAGCTGCGTTTTATTGTTCCGGTCAATTTCCCTACTCCCGGGAAAACCTATTATCAGGATCCTTACTGGTGGAGTATTTTTCTAAGCGGATGGTATGACTTCCTGATGATGATTCCAGAATTCAAGAAGGCGCTGCTGAAGAATCAGCTGGCATTAAAGTATATCATTTACCTGTCTGATAAGTATTTTACTGAAATATTTAAAGATGAAGGTATCGATACTTCAAATGTCGAAGCGGTGAAAGCAAGAAAAGCCCTGGAGTATGGCCGCTTTCGCGACTTCCTTGCCGGAGAGAAGAATGCCGGGAAAGGAATAGTGGCATTGAAAAAACTCATCGCTTCCGGAACCAGTTCGATAGAGGAAAAGTACATCGATATTGTTCCGCTTAAAACCGAGATTGCCGGTGGTGAATACCTCGAAGATTCGGAAGAGGTGAGCAATATCATCAGTTACGCGATGGGTGTTCATCCTTCATTGATCGGATCAGTCCCAGGGAAGAACTCCGGGAGCCAATCGGGTACCGATAAACGGGAACTCTTCCAGATTAAACAAGCCCTGATGAAACCATTCAGGGACCGGCTGTTGAAACCACTTGAACTGATCAAGCTCTATAATAAATGGGATAAGGATATTGTTTTTGCAATCCCTGAACCTGTTTTTACAACACTCGATAAAAATAAAACCGGGCAGGAAACTGCTGTAAATAAATAGGCTATGGTAATCATTGGCAGTATTGATGTTTTAAAACAGTATATTCCGACTATCTTTTCGGCTGAATTCGCAAAGTACGAAAAGTACATTGCCGATGCTGAAGCCTGGTTAATAAAAGAGATCACCGGCAAAGAACTTTTTCTAATCATCAGCGAGGAGGATGAAGCGTTATTGAATTTCGCCCGGGCAATTGTAGCGAATAAAGCATATGGTGATGGGATTCCGTTTTTTGACCTGGTAGAGAACGAATCAGGTTTTGCAGTGGTGAGCAATCCAAATCTTGCACCGGCATCACAAGCACGTGTTGCAGCGCTGCAATCTGCAACTTACCGGAAGCTGGATGAAGCGGTCGAGTCGTTACTAGAGTACCTCGAAGAAACGGTTGCTTATCACGATGAGTGGAAAGGAAGTCCCGCCTATACCCTTCTTTCAAATCTCTATCTCACAACTGTAAATGAATTCCGGCGTTATGTGGTTTACCCCGGCAGCCGTCGTGAATTTATGGCCCTGAAGCCCGAAATGCTGAACGCCATTAACCTGAAGATTGCCCCGGTGATCAGTCAGGAATTATCTGATCAGGTAGTGGAGCAGCTGCGCGATGGAGATATCACTCCGGATAATAAATCGATTCTTGAGAACCTTCGGTTTGCGTTCGCCAATTTCACGATGCATCAGGATGAAACCGCACAGTCATATCTCTCACGGGTCCGCAGGTTGCTTTATGCTTCACCCGATAAATATCCATTGTTCCGCGATAGCGAAATCTATATTAATTGGCTTGCATCTCAAAAAGTTACAGCCATCAACAATGCTGACTCACCTTTATTCTTTGCAGGATTATGAGAGAAATACATTTACATGCCCCTTCCGGATGGCACGATATCACACCGGAACAACTCCTGTTTGTGGCCAAATTATTCGAAGATCAACTCTCTGAACCTGAATTTCTGACCAGGTGTATGATCAGCTTCACAGGTATTGAACCAGTGAAACATGGTTTAGAAACTGGTGATGGTGAATTGCTTTTTGAATTTCTGGATCCTTCCGGTGAAGTATTTTCGCTGTCGGCTGAAGAGATGAAAAGCCTGCTCGATGAATTGCGATGGCTGATAGATAGTGTTGGCCTGTGTCGCCTGCCGGAAAAACTCGGAGGACTATCGCCAGTTGATTCCAGGTTGTTTGGCGTCACACTCGAAGAATACCTGTTGGCTGATCAGCTCTATGCAAACTATTCAGCAACTAAGAAAGTAGACGATCTGAACCAATTGATTGCAGTATTCTACCGGAAGCCTGGCGAAAAATGGAATGAACGCAAATACAAGATGTATGTCAATATCCTGCGATCGGTTCCCAATCATGCAAAAACAGCCGTGTATATGTGGTTCTCCGGTTTGAAAAAATGGATTATCGATAAATACCCCTATATGTTTGGTGATGGTACAACCGGCGAAACTTCGGTACCATCACCGGATGAGCACATCCTACGGTTATTTACCTCGCTGAATAATGGTGATGTAACGCGAAATAAACAGATCCTTCACACACATGTGCATGAGGTATTTTATGAACTGAATCAGAAACTTGAAAATCAACAAAGCAATGTTTGACGCACTCGAATACGCTAAAAGCATCACGGCACAATTGCCCGAAATAAAAGCAATATATGCCTGCTCCGGACTGGCCGAAATGGAAGGGATGTTGCAAAACCTTCGCAGCCCGGCAACACCTGTTCTGGTAGTTGAAGACAGCGCTGATGGTTATCTTGACCTGGAGAATGGAAACTTTGCAAACGAATATAATACCGTTTACTTTTTCGATAAGGTAAAACTGAACGATAGCGCCGATCGGAGACGCGCCCAGGAAGCAACCTTTTCCCTGGGAAAGAAATTCTTCAGTCAACTTATAAAAGATGCCGGTGACTTTGGCGATATCGCTTTTGGATTCGACCGGAGCAGGATCGACTTCGCCAAACTTGGACCCATTGGCAACGGATATTATGGCTATTCATTTTCGTTCATCGTGAAAAACGAAAACTTTGAAATCTAACCAATGGCCGATAATACGAACCTTTCACTCACAGTTGAAGCCTGGGCAAAGATAGTCGTCGAACGCTGGGAAAATAAGATTACAATGCTCCGGATCCATCACTCCGGAAATCTTGCCAAAAGCTTTGCGGTGCATATATTCACACAGGCCAACGGTGACCCTGCCAAGATTGAATTTGCCTTCAATTATTACGGCAAGTTTGTCGATATGGGTGTTGGAAATGGCGTAACAATGGATCAGGTGGGCGGAAGTAACCGAAAGGCAAAACCATGGTATTCAAGAACTTTTTTCTCTCAGGTAAAAAGACTATCCGAAATTATTTCTGAAAACCTTGTGACCAGGGCACAACTGACAATTCTCACCAATGTGGAAGCATTCAATGCATCCGGAAATAAAATCAATCAGCCAACAGCAACAACATCCGGCAGGAGCAACAATGGTTCTGTTGATTCAATTACGGGAAAACAGAAGGTTTCATATAAAGAGTTCGAACAAAACAGGAAGAAAAATGGCTGGTAAAAATATATTAATGGTATGCTCAGCAAATGTCAATCGTAGCGTGACAGCTGCGTGGTTACTAAACCTGGCATCAAGGGGAGACTATTGCTGGAGCAGGGGAAGCAGTCAGGCAGCCTGCAGGATTCATGGAGGAAAACATGTCACATCCGAAGATTTGAAAGAGGCTGATCGGATTATATGCATGGAACAACGTAATGTACGGGAAATCAAATTAGAATACGGAACAGGTTATGATGATCGGATTGAATGTTTAGACATCCCGGATAAATACAAAGCCTATTCGATTGAATTAATGATTCAAATTTTGCTTAAAATAAATATCTGATATGGCACAAAATGAAACCGCAAGGGCAACTGTATACCTGGATGGAAAACAGGCTGAAGCTGCATTGGAGGCTTTGGACAGAAAATCTAAAGAACTTAAAAAAGATCTAACGAGTGCCCTGCAGGCGGGCGACAATGTTAAGTTTGATAAGCTGAAAAAGGAACTCTCCACGATCGAAGCAACGCAACGCAGTTTGAAAAGAGAAACCTTTGACGTTGAACGCGTACTGAAGAATATCAATAACGTAAGCTGGCGTGATCTCCAGAAGGCTCAGAGTACCATCACAAATCAGCTGAAGGGAATGACACGCGGTACTGAAGAGTACTTAAAAAAGTGCGAAGAATTAAAAAAGGTAAAAACCGCACTGGCAGATATCAATGCAGAAACAAGAACGACAAGTAAATCATGGTCTTTAAGTGGCTTAGCTGATGGCTTCAATAGATATTTAGGTGTTGTAATGGCCGTCATTGCTTCGTTCACCGGACTTGCTCTGGGATTTAAGCAGGTAGTGCAAAGCTTCAACGACTTCCAGGAGCGTGTTTCCAACCTGTCAGCATTAACCGGATTAAAAGGCGGTGCACTCGACTGGCTTACTCAGAAAGCAAAAGATCTGAGCATAGCTACACTTGATGGGGGAATTAAAATTAAAAAGGGTGCCCAGGATATTGTTGATGGATTCACTAAGATGGGATCCGCACGACCGGAACTATTGAAAAATAAAGAGGCCCTTGCCCAGGTAACTGAGAAAGCGCTGATACTTGCTGAAGCATCAAAAATAGAGATGGTACCGGCTATTGACGCCGTTGCAGCTGCAATGAATCAGTTTAACCTGGATGCGTCACAGTCAGATCGGATCATCAATGCAATTGCTGCCGGCTCACTGGAGGGAAGCGCTGAAGTTGCAGACCTTACCGAATCATTAAAGAATGTTGGTACCGTTGCTGCAGATTCAAATATGAGTCTTGAGCAAACAGTTGCAGCATTGGAGGTTCTTGGAGAAAAGCAATTAAAAGGAGCTGAAGCCGGAACCAAACTTCGTGGTGCACTACTTAAAATGAAAGATGCAGGAGTTGGTTATGCCAGCGGACAATTCAATATTAGAGATGCTCTGATTGAGGTTAATGCTCAGTTAGAGAAAAAGACATTGGCATCAGAAAAGGATGCACTCAAGCAAAAAGTATTCGGAATTGAGAATATTACTGTTGGATCTGTTCTGCTTCAAAATGTTGAGAAATACGACAAACTAACAACTGCAGTTACCGGCACCAACGTCGCAATGGTACAGGCTGCCACCAATACAGATAATAATAATGCAAGGCTGGCCCAGGCAAAGAACCGGATCAATATTATATCAATTGAACTTGGTGAAAAATTGGCACCGGCAATGGCTACTATTACGGGGTGGTATGGTAAGATGTTATCTGTCACAATTGTTCTTGTCAATTTCTTTACAAAATACGGAGCTGCAATTGTATCTGTAACGGCAACTATAGCAGCTTATACCGCTATTGTTAAAATTGCAGACATGTGGGACACCATACATTATGGTTTTCTTGTTGCAAAAACGGCAGTTACAACAGCATACACTTATGTTGTAAATGTTCTAACGGGTAGAATCACACTGGCAACCGTCGCCCAGAATGCATGGAACCTTGCACAGAAACTTAATCCTATCGGTTTAATTGTCGGCTTTTTAGTTGCTGCAGGAGCCGCACTGTACCTGTATACCCGTGAAATGACCGCTGCTGAGATTGCTCAAAAAGCTTTGAATGATATTGGTCAAAAGGCAAAGCAAAGCATCAGTGACGAAAGGGTAGAAATGGAACAGCTATTAAGGGTGGCACAAAACGAGCTGTTATCAAAGGAAACCAGAAAGACAGCTATTGAAAAATTGAATAAACTGTCTCCTGAATATCTTGGTGGTCTGAGTCTCGAAACGATCAATACCAAAGCAGCCACACTCGCAACCGATCAGTATATTGCCAGTCTTTTAAGAAAAGCCGAACTGGAGGCTGCTACCGAAAATTTAAAAGAAGTCAATAAAGAGATTGGAAAGCTGGAGTCCGGTGATGTTGATCCTGGCTTTGGACAGAACGCACTGGGCATATTAAAACATCCAACAATGTCCTGGGAAGATGTGAAGGCAACTACGAAAAAAGAAAATATTGCCAAACAATTACCAGTAAAAAAATTAGAGGCCAAAGTTTACCAGGACAAGATTGATTCCTTGGTTAATTCCGCATCCGTCATCACAACCAATTCCCCTTCGGGAAGCGGTGGAGGAAATGGCAGTGGAGGTGGTGGCGGTGAAACCGATGATGAGAAAAAGGCAAGAGAAAAAGCAGAAAAAGAAGCAAAAAAAACTGAAAAAGAGTTAAGTAAAACTGCCAACGATGAATTAAAAGCTGCTTACGAAGATCGTCTTCTGATAATTAAAACCAGCTATCAAAATGAAGGTTGGACCAAAGAAGAGTACCAGGTTAAAATGAATATTGCCGAAATAGCTTATCTCTCAGCTCAAAAAGAACTTCTTAAATCCCAGGGAAAAGACACAACTGAAGTAGAAATTCAGATTGCAGAGGCAAGAATTAAAATTCAAGAAGATGCTTATAACGTTATAGAGGATATTGCAAAAACGTATGATGAGCAGGCAAAAAAACAACAGGAAACTGTTGTAAGTCAAATCGAAGAAACTATAAAATCAGTTGACGATTCTCTTGCTGCCTTAAAAGAACTTGAAAAAGAAGAAAAAGAAATCAATGAAAACCGGGCAAAATCATACCTCGATCTTGCCGGTTCGGTAGGTGATTCTTTTGCCGATACTCTAATGAGTCAGGAACAGGACTTCGGTCAATTTCTTCGAAATACTTTAGTGATGGCGCTCGATGCGCTTGAGAAAATGCTGATATTAAGCATTGCAGAAACAACCATAAAAGATGTTGCAACTAAGGGTTTTGTCGGAATGGCAACTGCAATAGCAAAGATTGTTCTACTAAAAGCTGCATTTGGTACCGCAAAAGCATTGGTTCTTGGAGGAGGAAAAGGCAAACAATCCGGAGGATATGCAGACAGTGATTCAAACGACTCCACACCGGTTGGAGTTTATCACGCCAATGAGTTTATTGCTTCAGGGCCTGCAGTAAGGAATCCAACTATCAAACCTGTACTTGATATTATCGACATTGCACAGCGCTCCGGAACAATACGCACCTTAAACCTTCCTGCTATGCTTGGACAGTCAGGAAAACAGTCCGGAGGATATGCTTCAGCCGGATCCACATCATCACCAGCAACAAATTCAATTCAGCCAAATACTAAACTTGAATCTGCTATCGATCGTTTGATTTCAATTTTAGATAAAGGAATTGATGCAAAGGTCTCCAAATACGGCCGTGGTTCCCTGAGTGACGCATTGAAGGATATTGAAAACTTTAACAAGAAAAAGTAATGAGACTGATTATAAATGGCATCGAGGCAGTTATGAATGTTGATGAAAAATTGCAGATCAATTTTGTAAATCAGCTATTGCAACAGCAAGGGTTTTTCTCCTATCCGATCACGTTACCGCTTCGACCCAATTGGGCTATATTTGGTTATCTCCGGATACAGAAATCAGACCGGCCAGCAAATCTAAAGTTTGAACTTCGCCAGGGAGCGATTGTAATATGTCGCGGTAACGTTTCGATTGACACATTTATGGAACGATCAGTGGCAATCATTCTCAACAATGAAAGTTCGGGATTCTGGAAAACCACCGGAGAAGCGTTTATGGATGAGTTTGATTTTGGTGGTGAGGACAATCGGGATATTACAACAGTTTTATCGCACAGTCAGGTAATCGATAAATGGACAGCATCCTGCTTCCTGAAATATCCACAAACACCCTATTCATGTTACCCGGTATATGCTCCAAACTTTCTTCCGGATGCATTCGGATACAGTAACCAGGTTCTGTGGATACCGAATGGTTATCCCGGTCCAATCATCAACGAATGGAATCATAAAGATGAAAAGCTCAGAGATGCTGATGTACCCACGACAAACGGACCAGCAGGAAATATTTTCGCCTTGCATTTCTATGTCAGGTACCTGATCGATCAGATCATCACTAAAAGCGGTTATACAAAAGGTATTGACGAACTCAATTTAATACCTGATTTTTCGGCTCTAAGCATTATCTCAATGAACCAGGTGATTGGCTTTACTCTGATTGAATATAAAAGGAGTCTTCCGCATATGAAAATTGTTGATTTCATGAAGTCCCTGGAGGACACATTTGGCATCACGCTTGACATTGACTTGCTTAAAAACACGATAAACGTAAGGCTCAAACGAACGTTATTGCAAAAATCAAACGGGAAAAGTTACTCATCGATGCGGACTTACGATACTGAAATAAGTACAATTCAGACTAATCCGAAAGGTTACCGCGTGAAATGGACCAATGACGATGACTCCGATCGCAATTACAACGACATTGAAACTGAATTGTATGTGACGCAAATTGCAAACAAATCATTGCTGCCAGAGGCTTCCCAAACTTATAGCGGGTCTATGTACCATATTCAATTGAACGACCGATATCTGATCTGTCAATTAAAGGAGAAAGCCGCCGACACCGATCCAGATGTATGGAAATGGGAACCTGCCGGTCTTTTCCGGCCACTAACCATCGGAGACGGATCTGAGTCCCGCGAAATAAAAGCGAAAACGGTTGTAAACTATACAGAAACAAGGGTTTATAATTACATGTTTTACAGTGCGCTATATCCGCAGGGAATATCAACTGCAGTAACTGTTCCCTTCCAATGTCCATCGACACAGGAAAAAGGGAATAGTGGCTATGGAGTATATTTTTGCGGAGTAAAACCGAATGAATGGCCTGTACAATTTGTTATAACACGCGGTTCAATTGAGGTATCAGATGCCCAAAATCAGCATCATAAATTTCCGTTCGCAACATTCGATAACTATACAGAAGATGGCGCCCTGCTCGCCTCTGATTTCAATTTGAGATTTGATGGAATTAAAGGACTGTACAATCAATTTCTTACAGATGAACTTGCCTGGCTGATGCGCAGAGAATGGGTCCAGACCTATCTTGTAATGCCCTCATCCGAAATAAAAAATATTGACATGGCCGCAAAGATTAATATTAATGGCTGCGATCGCATAATCGATAGCCTAAATGCAGAATTCAGCAACGATGATATGGTAATTGTTGAACTTGATAATTGGATTTAAATACAATTCCTGTTTGAATTTTGTCCTTTAGTGCAAGCACTCCCTGCCCTACCTTTCGGAAAAATCAAATAAATGAGTGTAATTGTTCAACAACCCGATTCGCTTTCTTTTGCAGGGAACCTCAAAAAGTTTGTTGTCACCTCCGCTGTGGCTGTCGCGCTTCAGTTGAACAAGGGAGCTGAACAGATTTTGAATGAGATATATCAGCCAAGCGCAGGAAGCATTGTAGAAATTGACCTCCGAACTGTAATTGACAAAGTATTGTCGGTTACGTTACCAGGAACAAACCTGATCACCGAACAGTCTTCCGGATTTGCTGATTTCACCGCAACAATTGACGGTACCGCCGTTGCTTTCCGGGTGATCAAAGGTGGAGTACTGGAACTTGGTGAGCTGGCCAGTACGTTTGCAGATGATCATTTTCTTACCTGGCAGATACAGAACAAAACAATACTGCAGCATCAACCCGAATGGCTGACTATTTATGCCAATGCCGGCCGGAACCTCAAAGCAAAAGCCTATTATCAGGATAATACAAATGCCTCGATGCTGCTTACCGCACTCGCTGCGGGTAAACTTTTGGCCGTAGACGTGAGCTGGGCATCGATAAACGCACTGTTTGTAAAGAAAAACCCGATTGCCTGGGATGTCTGGTTCGAAGATCTTGCAGGTACCCGCTTAAGTTACGTACAGCGGTATTGCCTGAGAAATTCGATTGAAGAAGAGAAAATATTTATCTGGGCGAATACGATGGGAGGTATTGATTCCATATCGCTCACAGGTAGTGCCGAGGATGATAAAAAGCTCGAGCATTTAATTGCCGAAATGGGTGACGAATCCCTGCAGGAATACCAGACCGATAAGAAACGTGAAATCAAACAGTCTACGGGATTTTTGACCGTCGAAGAAAGCCGGTGGATTGAAGACTTTTTCTATTCCGGGCGTCGTTACCTGGTTGGCGAAGATGGTGCTGTACGATCAATCGTTTTAGCGAGTTCAAAGATTGTCGGATCAACCGCTGACGATCTGTTTGATTATGAATTTAATTACCGATTGGCCTCCGAAAGTCAGTTACTCAATCTTGAAAGATCATTTGAATCATTGCCAGCATTGGAG